CTGATACCTCTGGTGAATCTGTACCCAACATAGCATCACTAATACCACTAATTTGTTTGATGTTAGCAGCAGCTTTTTGACTGATTCTATCTAAGCCGGTGGGAATCTGATTCGGTGGTATTTTCGCAGGAGGGGAAGACCCACGATTATATTCTAATACCAAACCAGTTTCCGCACCGTGTTCTTCTAAATCGTCAGCGGTCATACCATTTAATGACCCTGTCTCTACAATCCAACCGCTGTTAGCTGTAGTGTTTACGATATGTAATTCTTGTGAACTTATTTTATTTAGTTGTTCTTGTGGTGATATTAAGTTTCTAACCATTCCAAAAGGTCTACCTCTTCGCCAATATGGAAAGTAAGGAACAATGGTGAAACACTCATAAGGGGACCAGTCATCGTGTAGCACAACTGAGTCTGCAGTTACCGTCCAACGAACTTTACGCATTGGTTTATTCAAAATATCTAAACCGTAATCATCGGCAAACTTTTGCATTTTACGTTTACCCCAAGTAGTTGGCACTGGACGCATATCGCCGGTCACTCTGTCTACATAAAAAGTACAGTCTTTAAGTTGATAATATTGTCTTTCAATAACTCTAACTGATCTTAATGTTCTGTTTTCTTCTGGGTTAGCTGTAGCAGATTGGTTATACTCTATCCCGGTATAGGTATCTCCGTATCTGGTTTCTTCATACTCAACTGAATCAGTGCCCATGCTGGCGCCATACTCTACAGAAGTTCTAAGTTGGTCTGCTTTTTCTATGCCGTACTGCTCTTCTATTTGATCTATGCTCATCCATTTGGTTTCGAATATCTCGTTCCAAGTTTTCGGATCGTATTCTTTTGCATCAGGGTCGATGAGGATATCTAGTGGGTCCTTTGTAGTTACCCTCACCTCGCCTTGAATGTGGTCATCAAAATCAATACGGACATCGAAGTATCCTCTATCTTGAATAAGACCATCTGCGAAAACTTGTGATTCGAGCCAATGTAATTTGTTGTTGTCTGATATTTGTAAATAAAGTTTAGTAAGCACATCTGCTACGTCTTGTAACCCACCACCTTTGGGTTTAAAACTTATGTCGGCTCTTCTAGTGCTTTGTTCACCGAGTACGGTGTTAACGGTGGGGAGTATAGTGTTGATGGTTAACGCAGGACGGCCCTCGTCATCGAGCACCGCTACATCGGCAGGATCCCATTGGTTGCCTCTGTAAAAAGCATCACATTGTTTAGCCATGTGAATGTAATCGGTATGCCCATTGTCACGGGCACGTTCATAACGTTCGAACTGATTCTGAGCTATTAAATGCTCTTCTTCTTTTGAAAGTTTTTTCTTTTTCTTACTGTAATCCATTAAGAACTCATAGCACTTTTACGCTTATCCCCTTTGACTAGATATTTTAGTTTATCTCGCCACGAAGGTACATGCTCAATTTTCTCTACATAAGTAGCAAACTCTGTCATCATCAACCCGATCCATGCTAACGCATCTACTTGGTCATCGTGAGCTCCGTTCGGAAAACGCAAAAGTTCTGCGATTAGAGGACCGACCCAAACTGGATCTTTCGGAAAGTATACCATGCCTTGTTGCATCCGTCCTTGTATCGCACGAGCTCTCGCTTCCTTATCTCTTCGACCCACTTTTAAATCTTTGAAGTAAGCTTCGTTGAGTCCACGTTCGCGTACACGCTTTTGGAGGAACGGACCGAGCGCCATTTCTATGTGACCTTTCTCTATTCCGACCACATGGGGTTGCCACTCTTGGTACAAATCTAATATTCTTTCCACCAATTCAAAACCATCATACTTGCCTCGGACACAATCAACAACAAATAAATTATCATACTCATCAACACCGACTACTAGACCGACCGAATAGTCATTACGTTCGCGCTGCCCGATCGCCAGATCCCAGGCACAGTAATAACGTAACCGATCAAAATCAATGTCCATATCATCATAGTATCTAATCATCTCTCGGTTAAAATATTCACCTTCATCTGATACTGGATTCTGTTGATACAGAGCTGACCAGTCTCTCGGCCCCACTGCTTTTTGAATCTGGGTTAACGCTTCTTGACTATACCTCTCTGGGTGAAGCGCTTCGCCTTTGTCTCGAAAAGTCTCATCTTGTTCAGCGAGCGCTGGATATTTAACGACTTCCCACTGATCCGCACCGCCTGCTGCCGCTTGTAGTAATCTACCTGCTAAATCGTCATCATGCCATCTTGTTAAAATTACGAGTACACCGCCCCCTGGAGCTAGCCTTGTGTAAGCAGTTGATGTGTACCAATCCCAGACGGCATCCCGATTGTACTCTGACTCCGCATCTTCTCTGTTCTTGACGGGGTCATCGATGACGAGCACGTGCGCACCTTTACCGGTAATACCACCACCAACACCCGCGGCTACATAACCACCGCCCTTGGTTGTGTTCCATGATTCTACGGACTGCGAACTAGGGTCGAGCGATACACCCGAGAAAACATTTTTAAAATTAGGTTCTCTTAACTGATGACGAACCTTACGACTAAAGTTCATGGCCAACGATCCAGAGTACGAACAACTAATAAACTCATGTTCAGGGTTTCTGCCCATATGCCAAGCTGGAAACGCAACTGATGCCAAAGTAGATTTACCGTGTCGTGGTGGCATAAACAACATAAGTCTAGGTGACTTTCTATTTTCAACATCTTCACTAAACTTTTCTAACCGTAAACAAATATCCTTGTGTACCCAACCTGCCATATAGTCTGGGTTGAAACGTTCTACGAATGGTAACAAGTGTTTACGGGCCAGGGCTCGTAATGCAAGTTCACGCTGCGCTTTTTCTTGTTCAGTTTCTTCGGGTGTTTGTTCTTCCTCAACTTCTATTTGAGGCTCTTCGATTCGCTCAGCTTCGTCCGCTTTGCAGTACACACAGATACCGTCATCGCTTGGGTACAACGTATCTGGATGAGATACCTTGCATGTAAGACATTCAATCTTCTTTATTTCCATCGCGTTTTGGTAATAAGTATTGATTGTCCGTACCCGCTATCTTGAGTAACTCCGCGTCTGGTAGTTTTTCAAGTTGTTCTACAGTACGGTCTAGATTGATATTGATCTGGGTTGCATGCTCCGGGGCAAATAGACCGTGGAGCTTACATAAAGAATCAGTGATATTTTTCTCTTCAGTTGCGGTCGCCGACTTACGGTGCGCTTCCAGGTACATGCTTGTAGCCGCCTGTTTATCGAACTTTATCTCTTCTCTGAATTCCCTACGTAGATGGGCCAGGGCCTTTTGTATAGCAGGTTTTTTAAATATCTTATAAACATGCTCAGTGTTCTGGTAACCGGCGGCCCTTCCCGCAGCAGCTTTGGACATACCGCGTAGGTGAAACAACAATAACCTTTCTTCTTGAGTGCTTAGCTCGTTCAAAGGTATATCAAGATATGGGTAGTGTGACTGTAGCTCGGCCCTTTCTTGTTCGAAATTTTCTTTTTTATCAGTCATTTTCTTTGAATTCTACTATATTTTTAGCCCACCAATACAATAAGTCCTCAGATAAATTATGTTTCAATACATTTACTCTACTGCAAACTAGTTGGATATTGCTAGGTATGTACCAAATTTCTGGATCTATTCTATCGATAGAGGCATTCAAATCTTTTTTACCGTTACCGTCTTTGTGGTATGTCATGAGCAAACCTGTCAGTGCACACCTGCCGTTTTGTGCTTCCCATATTGATAACAAATCTTCAACTTCTATCTCCCAAACTAGATCTTCTGTACCAGCATGGCGGGAATGTTTTAGGTGACTATATAGATGACGTAGGTAGGCTTCTGGGGATTTACTTTTGTTTTTATTTCTTTGGCTCTGTAAACAATTTTTACAAAATTTTCTAGAGAATTTGCCATTGGCATTTGACCCTTCAAAATCACTTTTTGGGAAAGCCTTTTTGCAACCCACACACTTCTTGGTGCTCATGCAATGCTACTTTATCCTATAAATTTTTTTTCTGAAAATTTTTTTGTGAAAATTTTTTCAAAAACCGCGTACACACATTGTGTTACTATCACTATTCTGCCCTACCGTCCCCGATTTTACGTTTGGAACCTTGTTTCTATTTTTTTACGTGTGGAACCTTGTTTAGATTTTACCCCTGTAGTAATCATCTCACTTCGCTCCCAACGTAACCCTCTGGGTTACTCCAACTCTGTCTCGGTCTTGTGTGGTTACAATTCCGTGGCCACATCTTACTTATGGAGTATATATGAGTAATACAAAAATCATCTCAGTGGCGGTTAACGTCAACGAGAAAACTGGTTCGTTATCTTTACCCATTCGTGGTAGTGAGAAAAACGGTATCGATGGTAAATGGTATCCGCAACCTATCGGAAATCATTTCCTTAACTTCAATCCTAACAGGGATAATCCGCAGGTCTTCGATGTTACGGTGAACATTCACCCGCGCTTTCATAAAGACCTCTTTACCGCAGTGGTAGATAATATCAAGCTTACCGCTTGGTCAACCAAAGATATGGAGGTCAGCAATGAAAGCTAAAGATTCTTCTATCCGCGGAATCGTAGCTAACGGAGCAAACATAGTCAGGAAAACTGGCTATGTTTCTTTCGTAGCTCTAGGCGCATCCATCGGCTTCGCTTCGAAATTAATCGATCAAGCTTATGAAGCAACTAAAGACGGCTACAAGGCATCGACTACCGAGCCAGAGCCAGAACCGCTAACTCCAACTTTTCTCGAAGGTAATCATCCCGATATCGATAAAGAGATGGAGATCTTCCACGCAACCTACAAAACTGAAATAGGTGAAGAGGTAGAGAAAATCAAAGACGAAATCAACGAAAGTTTTGATTACGTAGATTTTGTTTACCGACTCTACCTTCAGCATAAAAAAGGTGAGTTAGGCTGGTAAAGCCACTAAGGACAGGCAGTACAGAATGTATTGTCTGTCCTTTTTTTTAGACTGGTTTCCGAAAAGTGTGCCCTTCTACTATCATCACCTGCTATTACTACTATCATCACGTATGTGATGGAACGCCTAAGGATCGTTGATTAGTGTACTAGTACAAATATCGTAGGGAACAGGTGTACCGGGTGTACCACCTGTGTACCAGA